GTTACGGTGTATTTTGCAAAGAAACAACGTAAGCAAGCAATTAAGAAGGTAATGGCTGAAGAGCAGCAGAGTACCATTTTAACTTACGATGTTGATCCTAAGGATAAGATCGTGAAGTATTATGACTTTGCTGTAGAAAAACCAGACTGGTTTGGTTACAGCCAGGAGCGTATGAGTCGGTTGGCTGCTGGCAAGGAGCCAGGTCAAATTGTTCCAGTTGATGTTGTGTTCTCTAGCGGTAAGGCCCGCAGGGTTAATATGATTGTGTCTGATGATGGGCAGCGACTCCAGAGTGTGCGTGAGGGATGGGAAGCTCGTGCTCCCATTCGTGTTCCTGACGATTTTCCTAAGAAAGATTTGAAAGAATTAGGTCGGGGGACGCGTCGAGCTGTGCGACCAGTGAATGGTTATCTTCGCCGAGCAAGTGCTGTGAAGGAGCAACAGGGGTTGCTTAATGAGATTGCCAAGAATCCGGATGCTAGGAAGTATGTCGTGAAACGACACCGTCTTAATCTCGGTTTGTATCAATATGAATGCGAGACTAAGCTGGATGATATTCCTAAGAATACATTCGATCAAACGATGTTGATGGATTCTGAGGCAAAATTGATCAGAGCTAATGCGAAGAAGTTAGAGGCCGAAAAGAAACCTGACGAGTGGTATGCTCAATATCACCATTCGTCGCGAACGGATCAGGATGGGATGATTGATAGGACGCTTGATTTAGGTCAGAATAAGCAGGCTGTTGGAGACGTTTTTGTGCGAAAAGAGATTGATGAAAAACTGTTCCCCTTACCAGGGGCGGTGCAGGATCCTCTTGAGGTGGTGAAGGCCCATCAGGAGTATGTAAAGTCTACGGAAGGTGTAGGTTTTCCGCAGTCAGCTCAAGCGTTTAGAACGGTGGCTGCGTCGAAGCATATATATGCAGTTATGTCTAAATCCGAGAATAATGGACATGTTGTGAAGCTGCAGAATGGTTTGTGGATGCCACGCCATTATACTGATAG